CAGAGCTTTTCCGAGCTCGAAGTGATACGATGGAGGATCAATTGAATATATTCCCAGCGACGCAGCTAGAGCAAAATGCTCTTTCCGCATACATCCTAAGGAAAATAACCGTAATCCGTCCATCTTGGCTGGAGTCAGTGTCTAAGACACGGTCGTCGGACGAACATATAGGTTCCCTGTTCACACAAGCAGTTTGCAAGATCTTTAAAACTGCCGCTGTATGGGAAGCTGGTCCACATGTTCGTGATGTAGTCTCTAATTACAGGAGGATTGAAGCCCCCCCTGTGTTCCATAAATTCGTTCCCGCTTCATGCTCCGATCCGTCCCTTGTCACCATAGATGAAGACAAGGTTGATCAGAAGGGTCGACTAGTGAATTACTGGTTGGATCTACTGACTCACATTGCAGGCCAAACGGCTGCCTTGTGGACCAACATAGTTCTCATATTCGGCCACTTCGACTTGAAGCTGGAAATATCAGACTTTAATAGGTTTTGTGCCTTCTCTCTGTTCGCTGGGCTACGTAAGTCGGTCGAGTCATATTTTAAATATGCCTTTACCGATGCGTTTTGCCATTGGACCAAGCAGAGGGAGCACCCATCACCGCCACCGTTCGTGCGTAGTGGAGTCTTTTTTGGATTATTTCCTTCATTGGGAAGATCTTTGAAACGATTAAGCTATTCATGGGCTTGGGACGCAGTCAAACGTCATTCTTTTGCCTATTCAGTAATGATGGCTAAGAAGGGAACGGAGGCTATCCCGTGGTGGGATGTGGATGCGGGATTGCAGGGCTTCGCGAATATTTGTGCGAAGAAGAACCCTGTGATTCCAGACAAGACCGATCAGACCATCCTTCATGAAATTAGAAGGACTGTTCGTGAACTCTTACATAAGGACAATACGTCCGGAGAGTATCTGAGCAGTCTCCTTCCTTCCATGTCCGCTCACGTAGATTGGACGAGGAAAGAGGGAGGTGGTACGTCAGCACTTTACGAGACGTGCGCCAAGCATCGAACCAGCAATAAAGTTGGGGATGTCGAGGTGAAAGTCCCAGACCACTTTGAGTTACTCAGAGCGGCTGAAGGTGTGACGAAGTCTGAATTTGTACCCGGCAAGGTTCACCTTGTCAAAGAGCCATTTAAGTTGAGATCTATAACGACCTGCCCCCCGAACGACGCTTACCTCGCGAAATACCTGAATCGAATTATACATTCCCAGGTGAGGAAGCATCCTGCATTCTCCTTTGCGGACCACGATGTCAATCTCCAAGATCTGGAGGACTTTGAGTTCCAAAATGATGAGTTTGCGGTCTCTGCCGACTATGAGTCAGCGACCGATAATCTAAAAACCCGTTACACGGCCTGGACCTGGTTGTGTGTCTGTGAGCGACTTGGCTTCGCAGATTGGGTCTTCGGATGGGGTCTCCGTACGCTTACGCGTAATCAATGGGAGATGCCTAACCGGAAGATTATCTATCAGGATGAGACCATTCAGCCTATGGGCAATGGTTTGTCGTTCCCCCTCCTCTGCATGATCAACTTCTCGATTGTTCGACATAGTTGCGAAGTTGATCGCGCCGAGGTCATCCGAGATCGTCTCGAGACTACGAACAGGGTTTGCCGTAAGGCCCTCCCTGTCCGTGATATCGTAGACCTCTCATGGGTGCTGTCCCAGAAGGAAGTGAACGCTCGTTGCCAGATCAAAATCAATGGCGATGATGCATTGTTCAAGCTTTCCCGTTTGTCTTCTTATGAATATTTCAAGAAGATCTCTTCGTCCGTAGGACTGATCCCCTCAATAGGCAAAAATTTTATCTCTAGAGACTTTGGAATGATTAATTCCAAACTTCTCGTTATTAAGAGAGATTGCTTTGTTGAGGGTCATTTCAGTTATATAGCCCCATATGTAAATGTTGGGCTGATGAAGGGTACAGGAAGAGTGCTTTCTGACACAAGGATCGAGGAATCGACCCATGACGCGTTCTATGGAAGCGTCGGGGAATCGTCCGCGGCCCTAGTGAAAGGCTTCTCTTTGGATGATGGCGATCGTCTATTAACTCAATTTGTTCGTTGGAACATGGATAAGTTGGGCAAGACTTGGCGAGACTGGTATCTCCCCCGATCATTGGGTGGGCTAGAGCTCGTTAACCTTGGACTGAGGTCCATACCTAAACTCTCGAAAGCGGCTGCTGTGGTAGCACAGTATGCATTTCAAGAGTTGGGCCTCTGTATTGATAGCGTCCCTGTGGAGCTTAATGCTACTTCGAAGAAGTATCGTCGAGCTGTACCGATGACCTCGTGTCGCATTGATGAGTTACCCGAAGAAGAGATCTATGATCTCCGGGATGACTCATACTTCTTCTGGACCGATGAAGTTGATGCGGCGGCGGGTAAAAGGCCAGGTTCGGAGCAACAGTTCCGGAACGCCTACAGTAAGGCCCTGAGGAAGGGCGTGAATCCTATGGTAGGCCGGCAGAAGTTTAGGTTCCGGATGGAACCTCTATTTCAGCTGGTACCTGTCAGACAGATTAACGTCTTTATTCACAATCTGTAGGAGAGACCATCTTGACGATGAAAGTCAAGTAAGAGGTTTGAGGCATGGACTATAGTTTTAGTTCAAGATGCGCCGAATTTCGCTGGAGAAAGTTTCCATTGTGGTTGAAGACCACAGGGTTTAGCGACAACACTATTCTGTGTTGAGTCCCTTCGGAAGGGAGAACTTTCATTGCGCATCCAATGTACAAGACGTCGTCTGGGGTGAAATACCCTGACCTTGCTTTAAGAGCATGTCTCCATCGGCCTACCTGAAATGGTTAGGTAGACTCCTTGAGGGTCAAAATGGGAGAGTATATCGTACGACAACATTGGATCCTGAATCTAATATGTTGAGATTCACACACCATCTGTCGGAAGACGTGGAGACCGTTTGGCTTTGCCAATAGCGGGAGCACGTCTCGAGATGGACCCGTTATCAAACGGTTCGTTGTGTGGGGATTTCTTTAGGTGATTCAGGTTTTGAGCTGTTATGATCTGGGGCTGCTACATGATTCCTAAGGGGAAAGTGTGGTGAACCAGTAGTGCAGTTATTGTGTGCCATGAATTTTAAGCTAGTGGGTATTAGAGACCACTATTCCGACGCTAGATCCGCTTTCGAAGAAAGCGAACCACCTCTTACCCCTAAGTCCTGGGGCTTGTGAGCAAC